GCAGTAGGTATATTACCAGCAGTAAAAGTTATAGAACCTCCGCTAGTATCTCCTGCACCAGCTACTGTATAGTGTGTAGTTAGAGTTTTGGTAGTTTCCGTTCCTGCTGCGGAACGAATAATAACCTCTAAATCAGAGTCTGCAAAAATCTTAAATGAGTAAGCAAATTCAGTTGTGCTTCCATTACCTGAATATGAATTTTTTACTGTTGTGGATGATACTGTCATAATAGTTTTTCTATATATTGTATGCTCAAATTATCAATAGCATATTATTAAGGTAATAAAACATTTATTTTATTGTTCCTAATAAACTATATCTTTCTTTAATTGCTTCAATAATAGCCTGTTTAACATCAGGATATTCTTCTAACATTTTATAATAAGCCATATCTTTGAAGCCTTTATATATTTTTTTAATATACATTTCTTTTCCACCATCATTATTAACATCTCCTTCTTGTCTATTTTGATAGTCTTTTGAATCAAAAGTTTTTTGCAAATATTTTGTTAAAGTTTTTCCTTCTATTTCAACTTTACCTATATTTTGCATCATATAATCATAAGCTGATTGACCATCTTTTTTATACTCAGTTAAATTAACTGTTTTGTTTTTTATTTTTTGTGGTTCTCCAAGTGCAACTTTAAGTCTTGATACTTCATACGCTACAGGATTGTTTTTAATATCTATTTTTCTACCTACTAAACTGGGTCCTTGAAGCCAAAAAGAAAATGATGCTACACCATCTGCATTAAAATATAAACTACTAGGAGTTTTTTCTATAGGATCTCCTGTTAATATATCTCTTCTAGGTTCTAAATATTTTTCTCCCAATCCTACTTTTGATAAAATTATATCTGCAAAATCCCTTGTTTCATAAGCTATTTTATCTGGCTCTAATATACCTGGAATACCTTGATTTCTTAAAGAAGCATAAGGTATAGCATTTCCTACTATGCCACCAACAAATCTAGAAAATTTTTTTGGATTTGGATCACCTAATAAATTCATAACATCAGTTATACCTCTTAAATAAGTTTTGTTAGAAGCATTTTTAAATACATTAAATGCCGCAGAATTAAATATGTCTGTTTTTTGCTCATCATTAATATTATTAATATTTTCTGTTAAATCAGCAATCAGTCCAAAAATATAAAATCTTGGGTCCATTCTATTATATTGTTTATAAGTTATAGTTCCATCATCATTAACTTGTGCAATAGAATAAGGTTGCCAACCCATTGATAACCAAGTTTTTTTTATTTCAAAATTAGCTGGTCCATTACCTGTTAGTTTTGGATATGGTTTACCATCTTTATCTTCAACATAATCTGTAGCTAATTGTATTCCATACATGGTTGCAGCCATACCAATTATTTGTCTACCTAATACTTCCGCTCTAGCTCTTCTATCTCCACTATTCCACAAATCTCTATTTTGTTTAGTTGCTAAACGAGTACCAGGCATTTGAATAGGAAAACGATTGCCAAAATGTCTCCAAAGGTTTGTAGGTGTTCTTATAAATGGTGCAAGAAATCTAAATTCTGGTGAGTTTTGTAAAAAATCTTGTACCTTAGATCCCCAATTTAAATAAGATCCACCTTTTAATGAGTTTGTGTAGGTAGATTCTCTTGCATAATCTAAAGTTTTTTTATTAATAGCATTATCTTTAATATTTGCCATTCCGTTTTTATCAAAACCTTCATCAAAAATTCTTTTTAAATTCTCTTTTCCTTCTTTGGATGAAAGAGACAATCCTCTTTCTAAAGTGTTTTCTACAGCATTAGTCCAAAGCCTACCTCTATAATTTGATTGTTTTAAAAATTCATCACCTGTCATTAATAATCTGGATGGTAACTCTATAACTTTACCAAACCAATCTATTGCTGTACCAACCCCACCTTCAAAACCTAAATTAGCACCACTAATAGGTCTTACCGCTTTTCCCTCTACAATTTCTAAGTTATCTTGAGTTCTCATTAAAGGATCTAAAATAGCATCACCTTGTTTTAAAGCTAAGTAAGTAGCTTCCATGGTGTTTTTAAAACCCATCATCATTCCTTGATATTGAGCAAAACCCAATCTAATTGATCTTAAATCTGCTCTTACAACACCACCACCAATTTGTTCTATTGGTCTAATTAATGCTTCATACATACCAGATTTTATATTAAGTGCTTGAGTAAACACACCAGATAATAATGAATTGATATAAAGTGAATTAAAAAATTCTATTGATCTTTGAAATTTTGTTTTAGCAATAGAATTAATAACTTCTTCTAATGGTGCATCTTTAATTAAATTTGCCATAGTTACAGAATCTCCTTTGAAGTTTTGAATAATATCTACCATTTTCTGTACATCTAAAATTTTACCTTCTGATTTAGCAACTTTAATTCTTCCAGCTTGAGTAGTTCTAGCAGCACCTCTTATTTGTTCTTTAAGAGAAACTACTGTTTTTCTAACTATCTCGCTTTGTAAAGCTACCTCTTCTTTTGCTTCTTTAGTCCATGCTTTAGTATCTTTACCAAATTTATTTACATATTGTTCCGATGTTTCTTTTAAAGTAAATGCAAGTTCTTGTAATACTTGTTTAGATGCTAACATTCTAACTGTAGCATTTTTTGCAGTAGCAGCTTCTTTTGGCAATGCTTGCAAAACTTCTTCTTTATTTCCTGATAATAATGTTGCTAATTCTTCTGCTGTTTTATTTTTTAAAACATCATTTTCTAAATAATCTTTTGTTACATCATCAAATCTTTCAGATACATCATCTATTGTTTTTAAAACTTGAGCAGAATTTAAGAATGATTTTGTGTTTAATATTTTTTTAATAAAAGATTCAGTTTGTTTTTTAGCCTCCAATTGACCAATATTAATTTTTTTAATCAAAAGTTCTGTTTGTTTTTTAGATTGTTTAATTTTTTTTGGAATTTCAGCAGAAACCTTCGTAATTTTAGCAGAAATTTTTGGAATTTCAGCAGAAACTTTTGCTGTATCTAAGCCGCTTTTGGCTTGTGATTTAATTGAATCTCTAATTGCTTGTGATTTTTTTGCTATATCTTCAACACCTGCATTTTGTAAAAATAATACATAGGCTTCGTGAGAAACACTTTTTCCTTTACCACCCACAATATAAAGAGCTTTTGCAATATCATTATTAAATTCTAATTCTATACTTCTATTTCCATAATTGTATTTTGGTTTTGCTCCTTTTAGTTGATTTGATAAAAAAGAAACAGAGTCTTTTGATAACAAACCAGATTCTTTATCTACAATTGTATTAAAAAGATTTTTAGTTGTTCTTACAAAAGGAGCTACAAATCTAATTTCATCATCTAATGTAGTTAATATTTTTTTAGTATATTCTTTAGTGTTAATGGCTTTGTTTCCTTCTACAATTTTAATTAAAACTTTTTTACTCTTATTGCCTTTTTTTAAATCATTAATAGTTTCACCTGTCTCTTTATAAATTTGTTCTTTTTTAGCAAGGTCTTTAGTTTTTTTAGCTTTCTTAAATGCTTTAATACCAAATAATATTTCAAGAGGTCCACCAATAAGCATACCCTCAAGTACATTTTTTAATCTACCTTCCATTTCAGTATCATCCTCATCTGTTGCTAGGTACTGAGTAACTGCATTGTTTAAAACAGAGGAATTAAACTCAACTAACATATCTGAAAGTCTACCTTCATTAGGATCAAACATGGTAAGATCAGCAACTGCACCAGCGGTCATACCCCTTAGTCCTGTTTTAATTATAGTTCCACCCAATCCTACACCTTTTAATATTTTAGATGGTCCTATAAATCCTGTAACAAATCTTGCCGCACCTTCAGTTAAATTTTCTGCAAGACCTTCTGGTTGGTGAAACACAGGTAAATTTCTTTGTTGAGAATAAGCACCCTCTTTCCATTTGGCAGGTGTTACATATTTTGGTATAAAATCTTTAAATGATAACTTTCCATCATCATCACCAAATTGTAATCCACCTCCAGAAACAATGTTTTCATCTATAAAATCTCCACCTTCCTCTACGGCATTAGTTACACCTTGACCAGCTGATAAAGCTAATCTTCCTGCCGTATTCCAAAAATTAAAATCTTTTTCGTCAGGATTGACAATTAAACCAGAATTAACAGGCTCAATTTTTTTAATAGATTTTTCAAATTGTTTTTCAAATTCAATAGCTTCTTGAGATAATTGTACATCCGCCATAATTATCCTTCCTGTCTTGATTTAAGAATTCCAATATAATAGTTATAAAATTTAATAACTTGAGGTTTACCTTCTTCATCTACATAACCATTTAATTTAGACATGGTTATTAAAATATTTTTAGCTTTAGGATCTTCTATATAATCTTTTTTAGCTTTTATAATGACATCAGCTTCTCTAATTACATTAAATTTATTTTCTGTTAAATTAAATGCTGTTATTTGTTCTGTAGAAACATCTTGATATTTGTCATACAAATTTAATCTTAGTTGTCTAGCGTATTGTTGTTGTTCAGCATATGTTGCATCTGGATTGGATTGTACATACAAATCTATCCTTGAATCATACTCAAGACCAGATTCTGCTGCTCTCTCTTTATTAATAGCTTTATTCATTGTTGGAATCATGGAATTAAAAAAATTTGCTTCTAATAATTTTTTTTGTTCAGTTTGATATGTATAAAATTTATTACCTTGTTCAATTTTTCTAACAAAAGTATCATGGTTAATACTTTCAGTTAGAACTTTTTGTTTAAGTGTTGCAAATTCTTTTTCTCTTTTTCCAGAAACAATTTTAGTTCCATTGTATCTTTCAGAATTTTCTAATTCATTTATTAATCTTTCCGCTTCCTCGTAATTGGAATTGGGATCTCCTTTAACTGCAAAAGTTTCAATTTTTTGAAGATAAGAATTAAAAACAGAATTGTTAAACTTTTCATCAGATAATAATTTAGTTCCATTTGCATCTTTATCTAATTGTTTAATTTTTTCTAAAGCATTAGAAGTTCCAATAGCAGAATCCACATCTGTTAATAATAAACCACCCTCAATAGATTCTAATCTTTTTTTGAGATCATCAGATCCAAGCATATGCTCTTCGTTAAATAGTCTAGCTTTTTCTTTTAATTGATATTTATATTTATCTTTTAATCTTAAATCTGTTTCATTTTTGTATTTTGCAAAATCAGATTGCATATCTTCATTATAAACTTTAGCACTTTCTTTTTCATATGCTTTAAAAGAATTTTGTTTTAAATGATAAATACTCTCGGCATTTTCTAAATCAATAGCTTGTTCTACTAATTTTTTAACTCTTCCATTGGTAACTGTAGATAATTTCTGTTGTAATAGAGGATTAAATGTTTGCTTAAAAGTATTAATAGATTCTTCTTCACTAATATTATTCAATTGTGATTGAATAATTTTATCAGACTCTGCTTTTAATTCTAATACTGTTTTTTTAGCAATTAACTTTTCTTCATTATCTCTTTTTTTAATTGCAAAATTAAATATAGAATTTGCAACAGGCAATAGTGATGATCCTACATTTTTTCTTGGATCAATTACTATACTAGATTGAATAGAACCAACTTCTGAGGTTGGTCTTGCTGTTGCTGTAAATGTAGGTATTTTTGGCATAATAATTATCCGAATGTTTTTAATAAACTTTGACCTGCTTGAGCATAATACCCAAGTTCAGCAGATTTAGCTTCACTTTTTGCTATTTGTCCTTGCATCCTTAAAAAGTTAGCTTGTTCCATTTTTTGTGATGCTTTAACTTTAGAATTATAAGTAGTTATATCTTTCTGAATTTCTGCTTGTTCCGCATTGTACCTCATAATTCTCAATCCAGATCCTGATAAATCTACTCCTGATGTTAATATTTTAGTTTTAGTTTCTCCTTGTAATTCTGAAAATCTTTGGTCAAACTGAGTAAGATCAAATATATTTTGTTTTTCTAATTGTTCCGATTCTTGTTCTGCAACCTTTGCATTTCTTTCTTGAACTGCCTGGTTATATTTTCCTGAAGCACTAGCTTGTCTACCTGCTGCTATACCTGTAACTGCAGATACTCCACCTGATACCATTCCAATTTTTGCAACTGTAGAAGCTGCTGCAAACCAAGCCATTAGAACAACCTCGCATATCTATAATGGTCTGAACCATCAAATCCGTATTTCTTCATTAATCCTTCTTCTTCTAATCCTAACCATTTAGCAAATTTTAAACCCATGGTAAACTCTGCTCTTACTGCAGTCTGTACCCTGTGGATGTTATTTTCTTTTGCTAGTCTTGCAAAGTTCTTTTTAATAGCTCTAGCAATAACTAATGGATGATCCCAAACTTTACTACTTGCTAACACCCA